TGCTGCGAGAATATGATCACGCCGTGGTCGAGTCGGCCGTGCAGGTGCGCCGCTACATCGTCAACAAGCTGCTGGAGGAGACGGAAAATGCCGATGCGCGGGTGCGGCTTCGCGCTCTCGAACTTCTCGGCAAGACCGCCGACATCGATCTGTTCGGAGAAGCCACACGGACCCCCGGTGCGGGTGCCGCCACCACGGCGCAGGAACTCGAAGAACGGATCAGGGCGAAGATTCGCGGGTTGACGAAGGTGCAGGACGTGAAATTCAAGGACATCGACCCGATGAAGGACGTGGACCTTTGAGGGGGCGGTGAACTTCAACCCTTCCGAACTGCTGGCTATTCTTCCCTCGCTCTCGATGTCCGAGCGTGAGGAGGTACTGCGCCTTCTGGAGGAACTGGAGGACCGGCAGGCGGTGGAGGATGCCCGTGCCGATTTCCTGTCGTTCGTGCGGATGATGTACCCGGAATACATGACGGGACCTCATCACAAGTACCTTGCCGATCTGTTGCAGGACGTGGAGCGGGGGGTAAAAGACAGGATTGCGGTCTCGGTCGGACCTCGGTTCGGCAAATCCCTTCTGATCTCCACCTACTACCCCGCGTGGTATCTCGGCCATCACCCGGACCATTACGTCATTCTCGCTTCCCACACGGCGGATCTGGCCGTGGACTTCTCCCGCAAGGTGCGAAACATCATCAATTCGCCGGAGTACCGGAGAATCTTCCCCGAGACGGTGGTGTCCTCGGATTCCAAGGCCGCAGGAAAATGGTCCACGACAAAAGGCGGCGAATTCTTTGCCGTGGGGGTGGGGGGTGCAATTGCCGGTCGGGGGGCCCACCTTTTGCTCTGTGTTCGCAATGACGCTCTTGTACCCACCAGAAAAGGGTACAGGAGGGCGGAGGACGTAAAGGTAGGGGATGAAGTTCTCACCCACGTCGGGTTCAAGGTGGTGTCCCGGGTCCAACGCACTACCCACGAACGGGAAGTGTGCGTAGACGGCGCGGTGATGTCGGACAATCACCCGGTGTGGACCTTTGACCGAGGATGGGTCAACGCGGGGCTATTGACGACTCGTGATCTGCTGTATACTCCGACACTCCTGCAACTGTTGGAGGTGTGGTATGGCGGATTCAAGGACAAGGCACGGGCGCTCCTGCGCGAGGGTCTACAACATCTGGGCGATGATGCGCCAGAGGTGCAACAACCCGAAAGCCGCGAACTATGTGGACTACGGAGGGCGGGGGATATCGTGCTGTCCGCAGTGGGCAAACTTTTCGGTGTTCTACGCCGATATGGGGGACCCACCCTCGCCGGGACACACGCTGGACCGGGTGGACCTGCATGGAAACTACACCCCGGAGAATTGCCGGTGGGGGACCGTGGAAGAACAGCAGAACAACCGGAGGAATTCGAGGAAGGTCACCGCGTACGGGCAAACCCTGTCGCTGGCGCAGTGGGCGCGCAGGACCGGCCTTTCGGTGGATCAGGTACGCCATCGCATTCTGGAGATGGGAATGACCCCGGAGGAGGCGTTCGCCGCACCCCGGATGAGCTGGGTGCAGCGCCCCGTACTGCGCAAGACTGCGGACGGCTCCGAAACACGGTTGTTCGACTCTATAGCCACTGCCGCCAAAGCAACCGGAGTTCGGCGCGAGTCCTTGTGGGCGTACTTGAAGCGGCGCTCCGACGCCCTGTTTGCGGGCTACTACTGGGAGTACGCCACCCCCGACGAGTAACCACCAGACCCACCCCGGACGGTGCGTTCTTCATCGATTTCACCGTCCCGGGGGCCAACACATTCTTCGTTGGGTCATGGATGACCCATAATTGTGATGATCCCTTCTCGGAGCAGGATATTCTTTCCGGGAAAACCGAGGCGTTCGAGAAGGCGTACCAGTGGTTCACCTTCGGTGCGAGAACCCGGTTGATGGCGTCAGGGGCCGTGGCGATCCTTCATACCCGCTGGAGTACAGCGGACCTTATCGGGCGGCTGATCACCGACATGGCGGCCAACCCGCAGGCCGATCAGTATGAAGTTGTGGAGTTTCCCGCCATCCTGCCCTCGGGCAAGGCGCTGTGGCCCGAGATGTGGCCGCTGGAGAAACTCGAACGTACCCGGGCGTCGATGCCGGCGTTCCAGTGGAGCGCGCAGTACCAGCAGCAGCCGACCTCCGAGGAGGGTGCCATCATCGCCCGGGAGAAGTGGCAGCGATGGGAGCGCGAGAAACCGCCGAAAACCGACTGGCTCCTGATGTCGATCGACACGGCGTACACGGTGCAGACCCGCTCGGACTATTCCGCCTGTACACTGTGGGGCGTGTTCCACAACGAGGATGGCGAGCCGGGGATCATTCTCATCAATGCGTGGCGTGCGAAGATGGAGTTTCCCGAACTCAAGCGCCGGGTGATGATCGACAACGAGAAGTGGCGTCCCGACGGGATCATCATCGAAGCCAAGGCGGCGGGGTACCCCCTCATTCAGGAGATGCGCCGCTCGGGCATCCCGGTGCAGGCATACACGCCTTCGCGGGGCAATGACAAGATGGCGCGGTTGAATGCCGTCTCGGACCTGTTCGAGTCATCGATGGTGTGGGCACCCCGGGGCAAGTGGGCCGACGAGGTCATCGAGGAAGTGGCGCAGTTCCCGGCAGGCGCGCACGATGATTACGTCGACACCTGCGTTTTACATAGTTCCAAGATAAGCATGGCTGATGGAACTACCAAGATGATGTCCGAAATCCGGGTGGGGGATTGGGTAGCCACTCCCGGTGGGGCGTCGAGGGTCACGGCGGTGCTGGAGCAAGGGAACAAACCCCTGTGGGAACTGCGGGTGGGGGACCGGGTGCTGCACGCGACGGGGGATCACCGCGTGATGACCACCCGTGGATGGATACGACTTGACAAGCTCATCCCGGGGGAGGATTGTGTGGTGTGTTACCCCCCACCGGAGCTAGTCGGATGCCGTTCGAAGATCAGGGAGTTCGCAAGGAAGTGGTTCGGTTCAATGGCCGGAATTACCGACGGTATCCGGACAGCCCGCACGTTCACCTTCGCCGGTATTTCACCCGGTCGGGCGGCTTCCTGCACCGGGATATATGGGAGTTCCACCATGGTCCCATCCCGAAAGGACACGATATCCACCACAAGAACGAGGACACGAGCGACAATCGCATCGAGAATCTGGAGTGCCATACGCGCAGCCGCCATTTCGCCGAGCACAAGCGGGCCAACCCCGAATGGAACCGGTGGGAGGGGCGGAAACAGCACCTCGCCGCCATCCGGCTCAAGGCTGCCGAATGGCACGCGTCCGAAGAAGGCCGGGCGTGGCACCGGGAACACGCGAAAGATTCTCTCGCTGCTGCGCGGGAAGCTGTCCGGAAGCACGGATTCAAGAAAAAACCCTTTACTTGTATCTGGTGTGGAACCGAAGGAACAGCTTCAAACCGCAGGAAAAAGTTCTGTGGTTCAGTCTGCCGGTCGCAGGAGTCCGGATACCGAAGGGGTAAGTACCGTTACGTTCACCCATACTACCGATCGAGTCATGGACTTGACAGTGGAGGGTGAACACTGCTTCTTCGCGGAAGGTATCCTTGTCCATAATTGCTCGATGGCGCTGATGCGGATACGCAAGGGCGGGCTGGTGCGGCTGCCCGATGACGAGGATGATGACCCCCTTGCCGGGTACATGGCACGGCGGCGGTACTACTACTGATTTTGGGGAACCTGATGGCGATCGACAGGGCACTGGACGGACGAGGACACCCGGAGCTTCCCGGCATGGACACCTTATCCCCCGCTTCATCCTCTCCCACCGCACCCTCGGACCCGCTGGTGCCGTCCCCCTCGGACCCCTCCCTCACCGACATCACGCTCACCGATCCCACGGACCTGCTGGAGACGATGGGCGAGGATGATGTCTTCGAGGTGGACCTCTCGGGTGCCGGTGCCACGGATGCGCAGGAGGACTTCGATGCGCTGATGAACGCGCCATTCGACGCGGACCTCTCCACCTTCCTGTCCGAGTCGGTGCTGCACCGGATATCCTGCGACCTGATGGAAGGTGTGGAAGCCGACCTTGCATCGCGCAGCGAGTGGGAGCAGACCTACGCCGACGGGATCAGGCTGCTGGGGATCAGGGAAGAGATTCGCACGGACCCGTGGGAGGGTGCCTGTGCGCTGACCCACCCGATGCTGATCGAGTCGGTGGTGCGGTTCCAGTCTGAGACGGTGATGGAGACCCTGCCGGCATCCGGTCCCGTGAAGGTCAACATCGTCGGCACGGAGACCCCGCAGAAACTCGATGCGGCGCGGCGGGTGGCCGAGGATATGAACTGGCAACTCATGGAGCAGATGCCGGAATATCGCACGGAGCACGAGCGCCTGCTCTGGAGCCTGCCGATCGCCGGCTCGGCGTTCAAGAAAGTGTACTTCGACCCCACGCTCGGGCGACAGGTGTCGGTGTTCGTCCCGGCCGAGGATGTCATCATCCCACACGGCGCGACGGACCTCGCGGCGACGTGCCCGCGCCTTGCGCACCGGATGAAGAAACACCCCGGCGAGGTGGCGAAACTCGTGAGGGCGGGGTTCTACCGGGACGTGGACCTGAGCGGACCGTCGCCGGAGCGCGAGGAAGTGTCGGAAGCCGTGGACGAGGAGATCGGCCACACACCGCCTTCGGACGATGAGCGGCTCACGCTCATGGAGATTCACACGGAGTTCGACCTGCTGGAGTACATGGACTACGACCCTCGGGGTGCGGACGACGGCGACGAGGGGCTGGCGCAGGGGGTTGGCGGGATGTTCCCCGACGAGATGGGCCAGAGCGGTGCGCGGGAGGAGCCGGGGAGGATTCTGCCCTACGTCGTGACGGTGGAGAAGACCTCGGGCAAGGTGATGTCGCTGCGCAGGAACTGGAACGAACCAGACCCGCTCGCGCTCGCGCGCCAGCACTTCGTCCACTACCAGTACGTGCCGGGGTTCGGTGCTTACGGGTTCGGGCTCATCCACCTGATCGGCAACTACGCGCGCGGGGCGACGGCCATCCTGCGGCAACTGGGCGATGCGGGGACACTGGCCAACCTGCCCGGCGGGTTCAAGACGCGCACCATGCGCGTGAAGAACGACAACGAACCCATCAGCCCGGGGGAGTTCCGCGACGTGGACGTGGAGGGCAAGATCGAGGACCACATCATGCCGCTGCCCTACAAGGAGCCCTCGCAGACGCTCGCGGCGCTGATGAACGTCATCGTGGAGGATGGCCGCAGGCTCGCGGGCATGGCCGACCTCAAGATTTCCGACATGTCGGGCCAGACCCCGGTGGGGACCATCCTCGCGGTGCTGGAGCGCATGCTCAAGGTCATGAGCGCGGTGCAGGCTCGCGTGCACTACGCGATGAAGAAGGAACTTCGCCTGCTGCGCGACATCATCCGCGACACGGCGGCGCGGGAATACGCCTACGACGTGCAGGCTCAGCAGGGCAGGAGCGCACGGGCGAGCGACTACACGATGGTGGAGATATACCCCGTCAGCGATCCGAACGCCTCGACCATGAGCCAGCGGATCATCCAGTACCAGACGGTGCAGCAACTCGCCCAGTCCGCCCCCCAGTTGTACAACATGCAGGAACTGCACCGCCAGATGCTCGGGGTGCTCGGGGTGCAGGACGTGGGCCGGCTGATCCCCACTCCGGACGACATGCAGCCGGTCGATCCCGTGTCCGAGAACATGGCGATGCTCACGCTCAAGCCCGTCAAGGCGTTCATCCATCAGGATCACGAGGCGCATATCACCGCGCACATGGCGGCCATGCAGGACCCGTCGATTGCGAAGATGGTGGGGCAGAACCCCAACGCGCAGGCGATGCAGGCCGCGATGATGGCGCATATCTGTGAACACCTCGGATTCCTGTACCGCGCGCAGATCGAGCAGATGATGGGCGCACCCCTGCCCCCGCCCGGACAACCCCTGCCGCAGGAAGTCGAGGTACAACTGTCCCGGCTGGTGGCTCAGGCCGCGCAGAAGCTGCTGGGACGCAACATCGCCACCGAGCAGGCGCAGGCCGCGCAGCAGGCCATGCAGGACCCGGTGCTGCAACAGGCCATGCGCGAGATCGAGATCAAGGACAAGGACACCAACCGCAAGATTCTCAAGGATCTCGCGGACGCCTCTCTCGCGGCCGAGAAGATTGATCTGGAGCGCGAGATCATGGTGAACAAGGCCGCCAGCGACGGGATGCGCGCGGGTGCGCAGGCGCGCAAGGTGGACGCCGAAGGCGATCTGGACCGGGCTCGGTTTGCCGCCGACAACATGCAGGCGCTGGTGCGCATGTACATGGAGCAGGCGAATATCGAGGAAGACCGCCGCGAGCGGATGCAGCGACCCAACCCCCCGAGGGAATCGTGATGGCGTTCTTGATCTACACCATGTGGGTTGTCATGATCGCTGTGACGACGATCGCCATCTTTGTCCCGGTGTGAGGGGGTGATGGAGAAATCATTTGAATCCCTGTTGCGAAAGCGTCTCGCGGACATGGAGAATGCCGTGTACAACGCGCTGGTTTCCGGCAATATCGAGGACTACGCGAAATATCGTGAGGTTCGCGGGAAGATGCTGATGATCCACGCCGTCAAGGCGGAGGTCGATGAACTGGTGAGAATCTACAAAGAGGAAGGTCGTGAAGGAGGATTTTCAGATGTTGAATAAGGAAGGACCGGAAGCGGGGGAAACGGGGAAGACGGGAGATCACCTCCCGCGCCCGTCGGGGTATTACATGCTGTGCGCCATTCCCGATGCGGAGGCTACTTATGGAGAATCAGGCATCGTCAAGCCGGATTCGGCCAAGGCCACCGAGGAACTGACCACCGTGGTGCTGTTCGTCCTGCGTATGGGACCGGATGCCTACCGCGACGAGAAGAAATTCCCGTTCGGTCCTTGGTGCGAGGAAGGAGATTTCATTCTCACCCGTCCCTACGCGGGCACCCGGGTGCGGGTTCACGGCAAGGAATTCCGTCTCATCGCTGACGATCAGGTGGAAGCAGTCGTTGATGATCCTCGCGGGCTGTTCCGCGCGTAATACTGGAAACGGAGGAAAACGCCATGGCGGCGCAGGATGTAAATCTGGGAATGCAGGAACTCGATCTGGACAACCTCCCCGACCCGGAGGACAAGAACCGGATCGAGTATGAAGTCACCGACGAGGGGGAGGTTGTGGACACCCCCGCGAGCGGGGGGAAGGGCGATGAGACCGGGATCGAAGTCATTGATGACACCCCCGAATCCGACCGGGGCCGGCGGGCGCTTCGCGAGGACCC